GTTGCATCGCTTGTTCTTCAGGAGACACACCCATAGTTGTAGTAAACTGGCCGGTAGTGGGGTCAAGCTTAGTCCCAAACTGCCCACCAGTAGACGTTGTTACTGTAAAAGGTTTAAACTGGGTTTGATCTAGACCTGCCTGAGCAATGTCTAAAGCCCCCGGAACCTCTCGTCCACGAACAGTTGTACCAACTAAGGCTTCTTCACCAACATCAGACAGCCTGTTATATTCTTCAGCGGTCAATAAACCGCCAATAGCGCCCGGTATAGCGACCTCTGGTTGAAGCAAATAATCTAAAATGCTCATTCTTTTCTCCTAGTTAAAGCAGCTTACCTATTAAGGCCATTACGTTAATCTCCTGTAGTGACAAAGCAAAGCCATCTATTTCAGATTCTAAGCCTACTTGTACACTTGTCCCATATCCTGTTGTGTTAAGTGACCTAGCGTTAGTTAGCTGACCACCTGTAAATTCTACTGTTGTATACTCACTTTCACCGTAAAACCCTGTTATCTGAGTGCCTACTGTAAACTCTGCTGTAGCGTATGTGGTATCAAAGTCATACGCCCACTTCATAAATACGACTGAGCTGTTAGCACCTACTAAGGTGGGCTTAAGCTTCTTAAGTATTTTAATTCTTGCGCTATCGCCAAAGGTTAAACTTGGACTGTAGTATTTAAATCTGTAACTAACACCGTTATCCCTGTAACCTGTGTATGTACTGATACCTGCTGTAGTGCCTACATACAATGTACCGTCATCAAGTCTTGTAAAGGATGTAAAATTAGTAGACGGCCAACGAGTAACACGGTATGATCCATTCTCTAATGTGCCTCGTACATCAAAACAGTACGTTACATCTTGACCTACAAAAGTAAGCAAGTAAAAACCTTCTTCTGGGCTGTAGACAGACCTAAAAAACTGAGTCTCGTTCTGTAACGCAGCAATAATATCTTTGGTAATGTTACCAGATAAACTGCTAATAGGCATTGACTTTTCTTGTATTGTTCTGCCAAAGCTCTTAAGACCGGTATGTGACAAGAACAATAAGTCAGTACCTGTATACTGCACAGTGTCTCTGTTGACACAACCAATACCTGCTACAGTGTCTGCTAACGTCATCTCAGCAGGAGAAGTAGCACCGTCGTAAACAATAATACTGTGCTTACCAAAGATAATTAAGGCGTTGTTGTGAGCCGCTAAAGCTACAATCTCATCATAGCCGTCAGGCCATACTTTAGAAATGTCAATGCTTCCACTAGAACCACCTGACCAGTGTATACCATTCAATAAATCAGACCAATATATTGTAGACTTGTTAGTAGTAAAGTCTGCTGTCCAGAGCCTACCATAGGCCGCTAGGACTTCGTTGCCGTACATAGCACTAGTAACGCCGCTAGAGTGCGTATGGTCACTCATGGCCTCTACAGCGCCAGAAGCGTTATCGTACACTAAAGGCTCAAAGCCTCTCTGGAACATATAGATACGGTCGTTAAAGTCTACAAGCTTCCAGTTGTCTGCGGTAATGCTATAGCCAGCAGGAGTCTCGTCAACTAACGTAACTGTACCACTAATGATCTTGTTGTTACCAACAGAGAAAACTTTAGTATTACCAGCGTCATCCCTAAACTCTTTAATAGCACGTAATGAATCAGTTCCTAATACAGTCTTGTTTGTAGTTACAACAGTGTGGCCCTTACGTGCAGCAATACGACCACGCTTGTCAATCACAGCGTTGTCTGCAATTTCCGCAAACGACGGGTCTTGAGCCAGCGGCGAGTCTTCGGTGTTAACACCTTTGAATGCTGGAGCTACAAGATTAATACTTTTAAGTTCTTGAGCCATATCAGATAGTCCTAAAGATCATCTCTTCTGGGTGTTTTGCTGCGTCAATAGCAACAGCGTCAGACAAAAACTTGTCAGCAATAGCAAAGTATTCAGCGGTAGAAGTGCCTCCTGTTTCTCCACGCTCACGAGCTAACAAAGCTATTGAAAGGTGTACTACAGGCATCGAAGGCACAAGCATAACATCTTCATTACTGCTTAGGTCAGCCTGTCTTTTAACAACATTAAAGCGAAGACTATATACACCGTCAGGCTTAGGACTAACAAGGACTTCAGTGTCTCCGTTAGCGTCTAGTCCGTTGTACGTGTAGTATAAAGGCGCACCTTCTGCTGCATTAAGTAAATAGATTTGCTCATTAAACCAGTCTTTAGTTTGGTAGTCCATAAAGCAATTCTTAGTGTCATTAAGAACAGACATTACTTTTACATTGTCACTGCTACCAGTCAGCGAATAACTATTGTCTGATGCAGCAGTAGTTACTACAATAGTGTCACGTAAAGCAGACCAATCAGTTGCTTCTTCTACTAACTTTTTAGCATCGTTAATAAAGTCGCCTACCATCTTAACGTAAGTCGTACCTGTAACGGATGTGGTTTCTTCTTCTCGAAGACGACGCAATACGCTATTCATTAAATTTAGATATGTCATGCTAGTTTCCTATTAGGATCGCTGGTAAACATGCCTTGGTTTATAGGTTGTATTTGTGGCGTAGTTGTTTGCCTATCAATCATCTGATTAATCTGTTGTAGTGCAGACGGTTGTTGTTTAACAGGAGCAGATCGTACAACCTGCTGTACTTGTCTTGGGCTTGCTTTTTCGTCAAAAGGAGTATACTTAAACTCTCTTTGGGCAGCAGCAATTTCTTGTGCAGTAGGTTGTTTAGCACCAAGGCCCAACAAGCCTAGTGTTGCTAACCCAAGTTGTTGCCCAAGTTGTCCAAATCCTGTTCCTATTTGCTCTCCTAAGCCACCAAAACCCTCCCCTAGTTCTCCTGTGATTGTTTCAGACAGCCCTTGAATGTTTTCGCCCAGTCCAGTACCAAGGCCGGTAATAGAATCTACTACTGTACCAACGTCAGTACCTAAACTTTCTGCAAGACCTGTTAGTCCTAAAAGAACATTTGTTTCTAGATCAGTAAGTTCCCCACCAAGCCCTGAACCTAAAGTAACAATAGCCGCTTCAATGTCGTCAGTTTGTACGTTTAACGCGTCAGCAAGGCTTTCAACACCCTCAGTTACTGCTGTAGTTACTCCGCCTACTGCTTCTTCAACACCAGTAAGTTGGTTACTAAGGCCAGTAATGTTTTCTGTAAGTCCAGTTTCAAGATCAGTAACAGAATTTACTACATCTTCAATGTTTAAACCTAAGTCGTCGGCTAAATCACCCAAGCCGGTTAAAACAGAGGTTTCAAAGCCAGTGAGATCTTCTCCAGTAGCAGTTCCAAGGTTTGAAATAGCAAGAATTAAAGCATCTGTTGAAAGACCTAAGTTTTCAGCAAGGTCGTCAATACCGCTTTGAACTCCTCCAATTCCTTCTCCAATTCCTGTAAGTTGATCGCCTAAACCTTCAATACCGTCAGCAACATCAGTAGTGAGGTCTGTTACTGACTCAATGACCCCGCTTATGTCTGTTCCAAATTCTTCCGAAATGTCGCCTAAACCCGCAAGAATGTTTGTTTGAAGTGTAGTAAGATTTTCTCCATCGGTCCCGCTAAGATTAGAAATAGCAGTAAGCAGACCGTCTGTAGAAAGCCCTAAGCTTTCTGCTAGATCATCAATGCCGCTTTGGACTCCAGCGATGTCTTTGGTAAGACCTTCAAACTCCCCGCTTAACTGTGTAGCTACCTGCTCTGCTGTAAGCCCTTCAGGAATACTATCTACAATTCTTTGTACGTCAGCAATAGTTGCCGAAGGTGGTATAGTTACAGCTCCTTCAATCTGAGCAAGCTGTGCTTCAGTAAACCCGTAGTTAGTTAAAATATTACGAACGTCATCGGGACTAGCAATTGACAAGTTGCCGATAGTTTCTTTAATTGTGTCTACAGCAGCGTCTAGATCCTCACCAACAACAACACCTTCTAAAGCAGTTGCTAAGTCGCTATTGCTAATGTTTTCAGGTAAGGCGTTAATTATCTGGTTGATTTGCGATTCGCTAAACTCAAACTCAGACAGCGCATCTCTTACGTCCTGTGGGCTTGCAATGGCTAAACCACCAAGCGTGTCCGTAAATAGCTTTTGTATTTCGCCTAACGACGGCCCTGCTTCAGGTATCTGCTCCGCTAGTCGATCTAGAGCAGTCTGAATCTGGTCCATAGAAGCAGTTGAAGGGAAGACAATACTGTCTTTAATTTGCTTAATCTGAGCTTCAGTGAATGTCTCAGGGAAAGCAAAGTTTTCAAAAGCTTCGTCCAGCATAGTTTGGAAGTCTGACTTAGTTGCAATGTTAGACTCCAACATTAAGTCAATAACTTCTTGTGCAGTAAGTTCTTCAGGCAGGTTATCCAGTTCTTGCCTAAGTTCTGCCAGAGTAACTGATTCAGGTATGTTTACGGCCTGACTTATCTGTTGTAGCTGTGCGTCAGTAAATCCATATTCACTTAACAGTGTTCGAATGTCTTCTGTGCTTGCTATCTTTAGATCACCAATTAGATCCGTAATAGTGTCTACTGCGGATTCTAAGTCTTCTCCTACCACTACGTCCTCTAAAGCAGTAGACAAGTCAGACCTGTTTAAACCTTCAGGGAGTGCGTTGATAATTTGAGCAAGCTGTGCTTCACTAAAGTTAAATTCAGCCAAAGCGTCTCTAACGTCTTCAGGACTTGCAACATTTAAATCGTCTAAAGCGGTATTAAACAAGGTACTCATTTCTTGCAAAGTAGGCGCTTCTGCTGGCATTTGTTCAGCAAGCCTGTCTAAAGCTTCCTGAACTTGAGCCATAGTAGCACCCTCAGGAATAACAATTGTTTCTCTTAGCTGTTCTACTTGAGCATCAGTAAAGGTGTCAGGGAATGGGAAGTTTTCAATAGCCTCCTCTAATAACGTACCCACGTCTCCTACTACGTCTTCTCTGAATTGCTCCATGTAAGTGCCGAAGTCTTCGTTGCTCATTAAATCTGCGTTGTTTAAAGCAGTAGCAATATCTTCAGGAGTAGAGTAACCGGCATTAGCAACAGCCTTAATAAAGTCTTCAGCGTCTCCATAAGGCAAGTTAGCCAAAGCAGTAGCAAGCTGTTCTGGAGTTAGTACACCTGCCATAGCGTCAGTAAATTCTTCTGTGGTCAAAAGACCAGCATCAGACAATAAAGTAGAGACAGTCTCTTTAATCTGAGTAAGAGACACATCGTTAAGCTCTGGAAAGGCTTCTTCTATTTGAGAAAGAGTAGGCAAGTCAGTAACATTAAGAGCAGCAATAGCATCAATAATTTCTTGTGTTTCAACTTGATTGTCTTCTCTTATCTGCCCAACAATGTCGTTAAACATTTCTTCAGTAATGCCGGGTTCGTCATCTTCAAAACCTGTAGCTTCCTGAGTAGTGTCTGTAAAAATATCGTCTTCAACAGTTTCTTCTTCATAACGACTTAGCTGTTCTTCTAAAGCTTCTCTGACTTCTGGATCTTCTTCTCTTTCAATTGCTTCTCGTATTTGATTTATCAAAGTTGTGTCGGCAGGTTCAAAGTTTAAATCTCCAGAGGCATCTGCCCCTGCTCCGGGAGTACGCACACTGTTAAAAATAGCATCAACAGCCTTTACTGTTGCTTTTGTAGCATCGTAAACCCACTGAGGAACTTCAGGTAAAACAGAAGCTATTTGTTGAACAATGCCTTGTCCTTCTTGTATTATAGCCCCTGTTTCAGACGCTAACGCGGCCCAAACACCCGAATCAACACCAGTTGCTTCAATAATGTTTCCGGCCCCGTCTCTTACGACTTGACCAAGAACATCACCATTAGCGCTTATAAGTTGATCTGTTGTTGAAGACCTAACGGCATCTCCAACTCTACCAAAGACATTGCTTTCTCTAAGAGAGTTCATTACTGTACTACTTAAAAAAGAAGTAGCGGCAGATTGAAGCGCTCCTTCAGGATCTATCTGTCCTGTAGTAAGTAATTGTGTTGCTAAGTTCATAATTGACGCGGCTTTAGCATTTGCAGCCACAGCCGCCGCAGATCCAGCAGCAGCCCCCGGCGCTAATGCACTTGCAATTGCAGGGGTTGCTACAACACTTAAAGCAATTGCCAAACCTAATTTACCAATTTCTATTATATTTACGCTGTTGTCTATTTCATCAGTTTTAACGTAAGCAGAACCATTCCACCGAAATCTGTCACCTGTTTCACTATAAACCGTGTCACTGACACCGTACTTCTGTAGCAGTGCTTGGTTAGCTTCAGAGTTAACCCAGTTGTTATATGCGGCAGATTGATTTTGTGTACGCTCTCCATACAAATCTTTATACGTAGATGAGGCATCGTCACCGTACTGAGTCAGATCTTCACCCTCAAGGATCATTAGATCGTCTTCAGACAAGCTACCAGTGTACTCGTCCCAGTTGCCTACGTCGTAATCACCAGCCTGTATAAGCTGTTCACGCTCAGTCATGTAAGCAAGGTAGTTGTCAAACGTACCAAAGACTTCTGGTAGTCTGTTTACGGTGTCACCTTCAAAGTACTCACGCAGTTCTGCTTCAGTTACTTGCTCTGCTTCTCTACTTCCATACAAAGAATCTGGACTAGCATCACCACGTTCCGCACCTTCAAAAAATGTAAAGGTCATCTCAGCAGGAGTTTCTGGCTCATCCTTAACGTCCCGCATAGGCTTAACGCCGCCAGTCTCAGGAGCAGGAGCTGGAGCATCAGTGCCAGTCTCTTCTGTTACACCACCTGTAGGTCCACCATTAGGATCAAAACCACCAGTCTCTCCAGCAGGAGCTTTAGTAGGATCAGTAGTAGGTGTGCCGATAGGCGTAGTAGTTTTAGTTTCAGGAGCCGGTTTGGTAAGCATTCCTTTTGTAGGTCGTAACGCCATATTATTTCTTCCAGTTAGCTAGGCCACGAAGGCCAAACGATGCCGCAACAGCCGCACCCAAGAAGCCTTTGTACCACTCAGGCATAGAATCTAATGCTTCAAAGCCGGACATTACTACAGGAACCATGCTAGGAAAAAACGCAAGAATACAAGGCACTGAAAACAAGATCGTAAACCACTCGTCTTTCCACGAGTTAGCCGCATTGTTCGCATGTATGTTTTCCCAATTAGCGTCTTGCTGTATAGCTACCATCTTGCGTTCATGGACAGCCTTCTTCTCTTCTGACTTGCGCTGAAGATGTCCACCAACAAGGTTAACAATAGGTCCAATAAGCTGTTGTATCATTCTGTATCCTGATCCCAAAGAGCTTCGATAGTTCCAATACGAATTTTTAACTCGTGAACCTCTTCTTCTATCTGACGTAAGCCAACAACATCAACCTGAATACTCTCAATCATCATGTCTTGTCGAGCGTCGTCAGGTAAAGACCCAAGCTCTCCACGAGGCCATAAGATACGAAACTCAGTGTTACGCTCTATTTCCAGTTGTGACTTGTCAAAAGAATGCTCAATAGTATTAAGACGCTCTTGGATACCGAAGTAAGCCATAGTGGCAATAGACGTAGCCGCAACCATAGCAATCAAGTTACGAATAGGTATAGTCACATTTGTTGACTCATTGATATCCATAGCTACCTAGCAAACTCTAAAATAGCGACAGCCAGAGTTATGATTACAGAGATAGACGCAAACCCACCTGTCATCATCTTCTCCAGTCTATCAAAGCGTCTGTTATGCTCATCAAGCTGTAACTGGATCATCTGATACCGTAA